GAACGTAACGATTTAATTATGGAACTACCCGGACTTGTACCCGAATCGTTATGTAATTTTATAATAGATAATTTTGAAAAAGATGAAAACAAAGTACCTGGTCAAATGATGTATGGAGGTGAACACATTATAGATAAAACTCTAAAAGATTCTGATGAATTGATGATAAATAGTGAAAATGGAACACCGTTATGGAAAGATGTAGATACTATACTATCTAAATATATAGAACGGGGGGTAGCAGTATATACTAGATATCTTAGTGAGGAATATCCCGGACCCATGCGTAATGAACAGAAATTGCGTACATTTGAAGCTTTGTTAACGTCTATAGAAAGGAAAGGTGTGTATGATAATGGTTTTACTATACAGAGACAAAAGAGAGGTGTAAAATATGGATGGCATTTTGATAGTATGACAGATTCTATTCTTTTTGGAATATTGTATCTAAACACGTTTAATGAAGATGAAGGTGGATGCACTGAGTTTATAACTGGTCGTAAAATTAGACCAGAAGCTGGAAAACTTATGCTTTCACCAGCACATTGGTCGTATGCACATTGTGGAAATGAAGTTAAAAAGGAGTATAAGTATACAATACCATTCATGGTCTTTCATCAAAAATTCCCTACAACCCAACCACCACCGGGTTAACAGGTTTTAATTTCCTTCACCAAATCATCAATGTCCCTGTAGTACCTCTTAAGATCCTTCATAAACCTCTTGTTGTTCTCAAGGACTTCACACTCAGGTTTATTAAGATAAATCCATGCCAGGTTTGACTTTGAATATTTAGTCGCTTTTTGATTTTCATTTGGTTTTCGAGCCACCAATTTTGTACTCTTTTTGGGTTTCTTTGTAGTCTTGACCTCAACTCTATTCACAAAGGATAGGGCTTGCATTACAGTGTCCGCTAGATCATCCTTCTTCTTTGACTTAATAAAAGTGTCCAACCAGTGTGCATTCGTGGGCCCACTCCTAATAAAGGCTTCGCACCTCTCTATTGAAACCTTCTTTCTTTTATTGTACTGCGCCTTACCAGGTCCCGCGACATCCGGGATCTTGTGACGAGCGTCATAGATGATCGTTTCAGCTTGTGGACACTTGATGATAAAATAAGCATGAAGAAAATGCATCACAGATATCATTTTCTTATTACGATCGGGTTGCTTCTCAATGAGGATAGTTTTAGCCCCAAGGACCCAAGGTCTTGCATCTAAATGTTTACATAAAGATACGTAAACACCATCTTTGTGTTCCGGGGGAACACCAGAGACATCCCATTCCCTAACGATGTTACCATTTTCATCGTCAAGTAGACACATAGCCAGATTCCTTATACCAACGTCAATGCTCAGAATCATTAGATAAATCTTTAAATATACCTTTAAGTTAATGAAGTGTATAGCTCATCGTGGATACTCCAGGAAATATAGGGATAATAGTATTGAAGGTATAAGGGAAGCTATTCGTAGGGAATATGATGGTGTTGAAATTGATGTACAACTTTGTGCATCGGGTGAACTTATTCTTTATCACGATGTATATATCAAAGGGTATTATATTTCTGAAATGAACCTGGATAAAATAAGGGAATTTGGAATTTCCACACTTCAGGATGTTTATGAACAAATACCCCAAATAAGGCAGACACTTTTAATTTTAGATATAAAAGGTTGTGATCTCAATATATCTAAATCATTATTAGAGTTTTATAAAAACGAACCAGTTGATAATATATTCTTTTGTAGTTTCAATCGCAAGATTATATATAATTTACCTAAACACTTCAAAATAGGTTCAACTTTTGAAACCACTTTTCATAACAGTGAATATCCAGTAATAGTAATGGGTCTCAATGCAGTTATTCTTCATTGGACGTGTTTAGATCACGAGTTTATAGAATACTGTAGGTCTAAAGACATTAGGGTATATACTTATACACATAAAGAAGACGAAGAGTTGGATTATATGTATAGATATAATGTTGATGGAATTATTACTAACGGATTTTAGAAGCGACGACCACCACCGAAACGGGAAGCGGCTGCACCACTCATGTTGGTCATACTTTTCTGACCAGCTGGAGAAAGAGCCATGGCCGCAACTAAAACAACTATTAAACAAACACATACAACCGATGCTATGATAGCGTACTTCATGGGGCCAGCGAGACCATCAAAGAAAGTGCCAACGATATCGGCAATACCCTTATTCTCAGTCTTCTGTGAACCCTCTGTGGAAGCAGCAAGCTTATTTAGTACGTCACTTTCAGCTATGGAGCTGGTAAGAGACTTTGTAATAGCCTCAGCCATTAATTCCGCTACTATATTTTGTTTAAAATTAAGCTTACCATTACATTTTTTAACATTAACTTTACCCTCTTGTATGTTGATCACCTCTGCAATAACTTCACTTAAATTATTAGTCTCGAAAGTATTTTTTACAATATTTTTGATTTCCATATTAACCTGTTGGTTCATATCTTGTTTATCACCAAATTGCATGTTACCCGCCTCTGTAACCTTCTCCATGGCTGCGGCAGCTTGCGCCGTTAGTTCACTTTCTACCTTAGCCTTGGACACGTTAATGGTTTGTGGTTCCATTGTCATACTGGACTGAGACTTGGCGTTAATGTCCTGTGTAAGATCAACATCACACTTCGGACCCATCTCACCCAGGTTAACCTCCATTTTTTGGATGTTGTTCAGAGAAGCTGACAGAGTACTTTGATTGGTAGTAATAGACTCGTAAATCATTTCGTTCAAAACGTCCATGTTAAATGTTTGATTAATGGTTTGAGAACCACCTCCTCCCATGGTTTTTATAATGGTCTGAGAAAATAATATTTTTGTATTTCAAATGAAACTGAACAGACTTTTGTTAACTGTGTCTATCATCATAATTATTATTTGGTTGGGTATGAAGTACAGGAGAGAGTTGTATGAAGAGTCTGACAAGAAGGCTTTTGATGATTACATCATGAATACGGAAAAGTTGGATCCCCAAGTAGTCAAAGATATGGTAGCTAAGGTAACTACAGATGTAACACTTCAGTCTAAATTCTACAGTGCTGCTCAAGTAGACGATCGCGTGACTATTATTGAATTGTCTACCGAGTTATAAAATATTAGTTTAGTATATAGATATGAAAAATCAAAATATTCTTTATGGTATAATTGCTGCTCTCGTACTTTACATACTTTTTATCAGATATGAAAAGTACACCGAAGAAAAAATTAGTCCAGATGACGATGTTTTCGAGATTGTTAGAAAAATTGAAGAAGCTAAGAAGGCCAAGAATAAACCACAATAATTTCTTGAGTTAATATAAGATCACCATGCCTCAGACGTGGGTGGAAATTGCCCGATTTAAAGATTATCACAGGGCTCCAAAACACTGTAATGATAATGGACAAAAGGACAATACATGTCCTGATCAAGGTCACGCGGATTATGCATCAGCCGAAGCTGATGCGGGCGGTGGTAGAAAGTGTCGTGCGGTGAGTGTTTGTCGAGATGAAATTGATGCGGGTGGAGGTTCAAATCCATGTTTTTTTCAGGCACCTGTAAAAGCCAAAAATAGACGGTTCATACATAATCATTGGGGATTTTCTAGTATACCAGGATATGGTTTAGAGTGTGATTGGGATGTAAATGACGGTATGTTACGACAAATGTCACAAGACGCGAGGTATACGAGCGCAACTATTACATCCTCGTCAGGACAAAAAATGAATGTATGGGAACAACTTTTATTTGGTATAAGAACTGGACCTAAAAATACTGAAGGTCAAGGATATTGTAACGATGTTGGTAATTTATTAAAACAGGTTCATGGCAATGGTAAAACATGTTATGATATCATAAAGGACAGGAATCAAGAAGCGGAAGCAAAAAGAAAAGGACAGGAGTATTGCAGAAAATGGCCCAATTCACAACAATGTAAATGCATTAATATATCACAACCCGGGGGTGTAAACTATTGTTTACAAAACCCATCTTTACCAGGGTGTGATAAGGTTGTACAGACTTTTAATGGTATCCCACAAAATGCACGGACACAATTTGGTTTAGCTAATATGTCTACAGGTTGTTATAATGGTACAGCCTGTGCGGGTAGTGGAATATTTTTACCAGATTCTATCCCTCAACCATGTAATCAAACAATTACTGTGTGTAATCAATCAATTAAAGTTGGAGATATAAGTGGTGGTAAAGTTAATATTGAACAAAAAATGAAATGTGGTCCACCTCCAGCTCCTCCAGCTCCTCCTCCAGCGCCTAAACCTCCTCCAGCGCC